CACGATGACTTCGGTGCAGGCGATTCCAAAAAGAAGAAGCGTCCCGCCGACCCATCCAACCCCGAGAACGACGCCGAGGCAACACCCGAAGCGGGCGATGCAGAGTATGAGGCAACACCTCCCACCGACCTTATCATCCCCGAGTCTCCTCCAGCGAACCAAGACCCACTGACCAACAACCCGGACATTCCTCCGGCTGCAACGGACAAGTCGAAGCTGGCCGCTGTCGTCGCTGGCCTAGCCCAGTTCAACGTAGTCCTCCCTTCGGACTTTGACATCAGCTCCGACACTGCCATCGACCTCCTCCTCACCGGAATCAATACCGCGGTGAAGGCCAAAGCCGAAAACGAAGCCAAGGAAGCCGAGGACAAGGAGGAGAGTCCCCCAGTAACGGAGACGAGCATGCCGTTCAGCGAAGAAGAGGCCCAAAAGTTCAGCGCCCAGTTCGCTGGCAAAGAGCACCACCTCGGAACGTTCCAGCCCTTAAAGAGCAACAGAAAGTTCCAGCAGTTCAACCACCTGGTCGTACACCACGGACACGGTTCTGTGGGTGTACGGGGTGACAACTCTGGGCACTTTGCCGTCGATCCGGAACACGCCCAAAAGTTCCATGAAGCAGCTGACTTGTTTGGGTTTAAGCACGGCAAGCACTACACAATGACGAACGAGGCTCACAAGCCTAACATCGACAAGCAGTACGAAGAACATAACCAGCTCCAGTTTTCCGAAGACGAGCTCAAAGCCCTGTCTCCCAAGGCTCGAGCAGCAATCGAAGCCGGACAGCGTGCACTCGTCATTGAACGGGAAGCCAAGGCCAAGGCTGAAACGTACACCAAGGCCGCTCAGTTTGCCGAGGCCCAAGCCAAGAACAATGCCGCTCGGGACAAGGTGGTAACGGCTATCAGCACAGCCAAGATCCCACCCTCTCTGCGAGTCAAGCTGCTCTCCGATCTCAACCCGACGGAAGACGGCAAGTCTGTGATTCAGTTCGCCGAGGAGAAAGAGCAACCCGTTTATACGACAGCCCAAGTCGCCGAGATGGTTGCCTCTGCAATGCCTCGTAGCCTCCAGTTCCTCGAGGAAGTGCTCAACACGTCTCAGATCGAGGACAGCAAGTCGCCCCCCTTCCGCAACATTACCCTAGGTCCGGATGGCAAGCCCATCTTCGGACCCAACGAGCCCGAGCAGTTCTTCGAAGAGGGTGACTTCATCGGACCGGGGCATGTCAGCCCCGAACGTGCTCGAGAGCTAGTCGGAACCAACGCCTATCTCGCTCAGACTGCTGCCCAAATCCAGCCTCGCCTCGGAGTCAGCGAGATGGTCGCCAACGAGACGGCCAAGCACCCAAACCAAGTTATGAGCACGAACTTCCCCGGCGGGCGATACAACCCGGCGAACCCTCGCTCCAACCCCCTTTCATAGCACTCAGCCTGCACACAGCAGACAACCCGGAGACATCCTAGCCGACGACCCGACAACCGTAGCAACTCTCCCCAGAGAGTCGAGATAGGGAAGAAGGCTAGGACTTACGAAGGAAAGATACGATGCCCGAAAGCAAGCCTGGATTTTCAGCTCTCAAGGAAACTGAAGAGGTTCAGTTCCTGGCCACTGGCCCAGACAACAACCACCGGAAGTTTCTCGAGAAGGTCACTCTCAAGTCGTCAATCACCGACGCGGGCAACACCAACCTGACAACGACGATCCGTGGTGGCAACATCATGGCTCTCAAGGACTCGGATGGGTTGGGCTACTTGTATGATGCCGATGCCAACGACGGAACGCAAAACGCTATTGGCATCCTGCCGATGCACTTGTCGATGCTGGACCGTGACGGAACGGCCGAAGACAAGTTCACCAAAGTGCTGACCGGCGGTATCATCAAGGCCGAAAGCGAGATCTACGGCGAAGACAAGGCTTCGCTGGCTGTTCTCCTTCGCACCGGTTTCAAGATGGTCGGTCCGACTCCACACGGATCTGCCTTCCTCTTGGCGCCTCGGAAGCGGTACTTCAAGACCGCCGACTACACCTTGCTAGACACCGACCACGGTGACATGTTCATCGCGATTACCAACGCGGTGAACTTCACCCTGCCGACGTTGGCTACAGTGGGTCGCGGTTACAGCGTGCTGTTGTACAACGGTGTCGATGCCAGCATGGTGATCACCGCCGCTGCCAATACGATCGTGTACGGAGACGCCGGTGGTGCTGTGAGCACGACCCTCACCTTCTCGACGGCGAACAAGAAGATGGGCGGCACGGCTCTGATGTATGCGGATTACGGTACGGACGGTGCCACTCTCATGTGGTACGTCTTGACCGGCGGTACGGTGCCTGTGTCAGCGTAAGCCATGGACAACAACCCACCAGCATCGGCCCTTCTTGAACGCCAAATGGGAGCGGGTCTAAGTGGAAGAGAGTGGCGGGGTCGGTGCTGGTGGCTTTGATATGCGTCTTATCGAGAGACGGAAAACCTCGGTGAATAAACATCAGTCTGCGAAAGCAGGCAACAAGGGCAACTTTGTGGACTTGAGTCCACTTCAAACTTCGAGTCCCAAACTAAGAGGTTGAATCTTTATGGCTGGCCGTTCAGTTCAAGAGCTTCTGGCACCGGAAGTTATTCTCCGTGAGGTCAGCCGGGTTCAGCTCCCCGGAACCGTTCTCTCCGATCTGTTCGGGTGGGGCTTAGCAGCCCGCAATCCCGACGCCCAAAGCGGCAACATGATCGACTACCCTCTTCGTGAGGGCAGCTACGACGTGTTCAACCGCACTCGGCGCATTGCCACGGCTACGGTGCCTGGCACTCAGAACACTCAAGTCAAGCCCCAGAAGGCTGGTCGCGTTCGGTTCACCATTCCCCGTGTGGCGGAAAGCATCCCGCTCACCGACGAGGATATGGTCAACCGTCGTCAGATCGGTCAGGCTGTTACCGTGATCGACAGCATGGGGGAGAACTACCTCATGCGGCAGAAGCGGTACTTGGCCGAAGCCGCTGCCAACCTGATCGAGTTTCAGACGGCTGCCATGATGCGTGGCTCCTACACCTTCGATCAAGAAGGTGACGAGCTGAAGCATGGCTTCTCCGGCGGTCAGGACACGATCGACTACCAGATCCCGGCCAACAACAAGAACCAGCTGAACGGAATCATCGGGGCTAGCTGGGCAACGGCCAGTACGGATATCCCCGGCGACGTGTACGCTGCCAACCTAGCTTGCAACGCTCTTACGGGTATGGGCCTGGAACACGGTGTGCTCAACAGCAACACCTGGCAGTACCTCCTCAACAACGACAAGATCAAGGCACAGGCCGGAACCTCGAACACCCCGTTCGAGTCGGTTGTACGGCAAGGTCCGGGTCGCTTCTCGGCGGTGTTGCGTGCTCTGCCTTGGTTCCAATGGCACATCGTGGACTACTCGCTCGAAGTGTGGGTGTCGAACGCTGCCACTGATACGACCCTGGTAGCCGACGACCAGGTCACGATGTTTCCCACCCCGTCGCCAGACTGGTGCCAGTACCTCAACGGTGGTGAAGTGATCACCGAAGGACCGAACGGCGTGCGTGCCTTCCGGCATGGCTACTATGCCTACGGCTATGCCAACTGGAATCCTTCGGGTTGGACGCTCAACCACGTGCACAATGGCTTCCCTGCCTTGTACATCCCCGGAGCTATCTTCAACGCCGACGTGACCCCATAAACCGGTGCTAGCTCAGGGATTTTCTCTGAGCCTTGTCTTTCTGTGTAGCCCTGGGCTATAATTAGGCAACGTTGGTTGTTAAATCCATTATGTGTGTAAGAGGAGGTCGTATGTCGAAGACTCATCCGGACGTTCTGAACTTGCTGGAGCACTTGAAAGACTCTGGCACTGGGCAGTCCAAGTTGGACGCACTTCGAGCGATCGGGGACAAGTGCGGTGCGGACAAGGAGAAGTTCTTGGTCCTTGCCGCCAAGGAAATGCCACAAGGCACGATGGAGAAGATCAGTGCCTATGTGGCTGCGAAGACCGGAGACAAGCCCCCTGCCAAGGAGTTTGTCGAAGGCTTCCAGGCTGGTGTCAAGGCTGTGGCCAACGAGCTCCCCAAGGACCCGGTCAACAATCCCAATACCGCCGCGGTCAAGACGGATACGGAAGCTGCGAAGCCGCCGGTGCATGCCGTCAAGGATGCCGCTACTGGCAAGGACATCGCCGACAAAGAGTCGCCTGTGAAAAACATGGCGGCTCAGGAGGCAATTCCCCACATCGCCAACATGAGAAGCGAGGACAAGCTCCAAGACATTGCTGACTGCGACACCCGCCCCACTGTCAAGGAAGCCGCGAAGAAGCGTCTGGCCGAACTGGAAGCCAAGGCGGAGAACAAATAGCCGTCAGTCCCCAAACCATGTTCTGACAACACCTTCGCCGGTGTTGGCCCTTGGGGAGTGGGGAGCCTCATTACCTTCCCACTCCCTTTGCACATGCCTCCTAGACTCCCTTGGCTGGGAGATACAATGGCCGACTACGAAACGCCCGAACAAACCCGTGCCAGACTAGCCGCTGATGCGCTCAAAGCCGCAGCCGAAGAGAAGCGGGAAGATAAAGACCGGCAGGCTGGAAGCGACAAGGAAGATAAAGATCGGACTGCCGTTGCAGCTGCGACCAAGGAAAAGCAGGCATCCATAGAGCGAGTGCTGATTCTCGTTCTGGCGTTCCTTGGCCCACTGATGACGGCGGCGGTTCTGTACTACCAATCCAAGACCTACGCGCTCCAGGTCGAGACACACAACTTGACGAATTCGATGAGTGTTAAGCTGCTGAAAACGACGTCCGACGCCAGCCACGCTGAGGGGGTGTTGGAAGGCAAGGCCGGCAAGAACGCAAACAAGGACAACAAGTAGTCAGGTTCGCGCCGCCATGAAACCCCTATTTGAAGTCGCTGCATGGGTAATCACTACATCGGCAGTGGTGTTTAGTGACCAGCCCTTGGACTACTTCTACCTTGGAGAAAATACATGTCCATAGCCGTTCTCAAAGACTCAACTCAATCTCTCACCGCAGTCTTGGCAGGTGCTCCGGCTACGACTCAGCCCTATTACAGTGTGCTATGGCGAGGGGCCAACGGTCTCAGTGAAGAGGTAGGGCAGCTGAATGGCGTCACCGTTGCCACTCTTTTGACAGGGGCGGGTGAGCAGAAGGATATCGAGCAGATCTCGATCTACAACGCCGACACGGCGGTAGCTACCCCAACAGTCAAGAAGGTGATCAGCAGCACCAGCTACCCCCGAATCCAGGCTGAGATCCCTGTCGGCGGCACTCTCCGCTGGAATCACGAGAAGCTGGAGATTCTCAACGCAGGTGCCACCACCCCTGCTGACACAGTAGGTGCCGTTGTATCCGGAATTGGTGTCACCGCCTCGGAGAGCGGCTCGGGCTCTTTCCGCCGCACTGTACTCACCCTCGTCAACACTCCACTGACAATCACCGACGCCTTGGCCTATGTCGGCCTTAAGCTGTATGACTTCCCAGCCGGTCGTCTCCGCTTTATCGACACGGTGGTCAGTGTTGCAGTTACAACGACCTCGGTCATCGCAACAACTCTCAAGTCGGGGGTTACGGTCTCAATCGGGATCGGCAGCGTCACCGCCTCGTCGTTGACCTTAGCCACGACGATGATGAACATGATGCCGGGCAGTGCTGAAGCGGTCAAGACTTTCCCCTCCTCGACCGTCATCAACACGGCCCCTGCTGTCGTCACTGGTGTCCTCGCTAACATCGCTGCTGCCCAAGTCGGGGCGATCCTAGACGGCCGCACAACACCTATCGACCTCTTCCTCAACCTCGGTGTGGCCGCTGCTGACATCGACGGCGACGCAACGGTTGTGGTCAACGGCACTATCCAAGTCACCTGGATCAACGGCGGAGACACCTAATGGCTGCGAAACACAAGAAGGCAATTAACCAAGCCTTGTATGGCCAAGACCAGCCAAGTTCTGATCCTTCTGAACATACTTTCAGTGGCGGGCACCACATCCTTCGCCGTGAGTTCTATTACTCACATGGACTGAATTCTGGCCACCACGCCGAGAAAACTTCCAAGGCTCTCAACGCTGCTGGCATCAAGCACACAGTTGTTGACCATGGTACCGAACACAAGCCTTTCAAGGGTGGTGGTGGGGCAAAAGACAACTCTCACCACTGGGTCAAGATCAAGGTCCACGACGAGGACAACACCCAGCATGAAGAGAAGCTGGAAGAAGATATCAAGCCATCTCTTAGTGGGCTCCAATTTTCCGAGTACGAAGTCCAACCGGTGTCACCGGAACGGGCCAAAGAAATCCTCAACCAACCACATTAATCCATGGCCGGACTACTCACCCCCAAACTGAATCCCCCTACCGGCAGCGACGGAGCGATGGCCGTCAAGCCTCGGTATGGTGTTCTCACCACCTTCCACACCGACACGGTTCTAGGCGATTGTGACGTAGTGGACATCCGAGAATTCACGTACATCGCCGTCAAGCCCGGTGCAACGATCACAACGATTACAATTCACGCCTCTGAGGCAGCGGACGGAACCTTTGTGCTGGTCGATAACATCGGCACCAACGGTGTAGTCACGCTCCCTGCCTCCAAGTGGACAGCTTTGGACGTGACAAAGATCGCACCTTTCGGCTTCATCAAAATCATGTCCAGTGCAGACGGTGAAGCCGCAATGGTCGGCAAGACCTAGTTCCCAATGACTACAACCTATTGCGTCCGTGCTGACGTCGAAGCCCTCATGAGCGAGGCTGGCGTCTTGGCGCATATCGACGACAATGTTGACGGGGTAGAAAGTGCCGAAGAGACGCTTAACATCACCAGGGCTATTGAGCGAGCTGCGGTGGAGATGAATTCCGCTCTCTGCAACCAGTACTCAACTGCCAGCTTGGCCCTGATGGCAGCCAGCAACGCCTGGTGCAAGTGGTGCAACGCCAATATTGCAGCCTTCTTCCTATTCGCCCGTCGGGGCAATGTTCCTCCCGCCAGTGTCATCGACTCGGTGCAGACTTACCGGGACCAGCTAAGTGAGGCTCGTTGGGGTCGCTTCCAAGTACCCGAGCAGCCTCCCAGCTTCGACCACACCCCTACAGTCACCAACTTCCGACCTGAGATCCACAAGCTCGACAATCCAATCCGAGTCGTTGTGGAAGAGAGCACGGGTCAAGAGCCAGTAGGCAACCGCAAACGGCACAAGGCAGACCTGCCAGGGAACCTCTAGCGTGCCAGAATTCTCATTCCGCTGGCCAGAGTCTGGTGAGACGTCGCCACCAATGTCTTCGGTTGACGTTCAGGTGTTTGACGAGCTTGGCGATCCAGCCGGACTCTACGCTGGCGGCTCGGGGACATCCAACGCAATCCAAGTGACGGTGGCGAATACCAACTACCGAGCTGGCTGGCAAGGAGTGGCGGAGGGAGCCTGTGCTGCTACAGAGCTACAAGGCAGTGATAATGGAGGTGGGGGCAGTGGTGAAGGAGGCGGAGGCTAATTTGAATGCATCAATGGACATTCTACATCTTGATGGTATGCACGGCGGCGAACCTCTTAAGCTGTTGGTTCATGGCTCGAATCACCCTCAAGAACGACCGTCAGCACCAACTGGAAACAGCCCTTGTGGAGCTCCAGACGAGAGTAGAAGCTCTCGAGGGCGCGGAGAAAGACCCGATTCGAGCCCCTATATTCCCAGCCCGGAGAAAGAGCGGCGCATGATCCATCGCTGTTGCTGGTGCATGGTTACAGCAGCAGTAGTCTGTGCAGCCTTTATGGTCGTCTTACTCGCTGAGAACGCAATGCATCGCACTCCCCCACCCGCTGTCTTCAAAGAGCCCGCCAATTGGAAGTATGTGGCCGCAAAGCGGGGTCATACGTTCCACGCGAAGGGTTGCCCAGGTGTTCCTAAGCAGCTGCTGCCATATGAACTGATGTACGGCAACAGTGCCCAAGAGATGCGCAATAAGGATGCTTGCCCTCTGTGCATCAAATGACAAATGAAAGAACAAGCTGTGCTGTACATCGTGTCAAACATCACCATTATAGCAGCGTGCCTGCTACTGATAGGGGCTTTGCTGGCGGCACTCATCTACAAACGGCACCAACTCTTAGCCCCCGCCTTGCTTTGGCTCATCTCCAAGACATTGACCCACATTGCATATCTGTTAGTTGTGTTCAAAGTAGTCGGCCCGCCAACTGTCGTCGCGTTCTTAGCAGTCAACGCCGCAATATCCGTAGTCAGCTCTGTATATCTCGTGTTCATGACCGTCGAGTGGATTCGTTCACCGAGCCTACGAGATATGCAGATCGCTACCAATGCCATGGCAAAGACAATCAGCAACCTCACGGAAGGGTCAAAGTGATAGGTGTTCTAAGCCTGGACATTGGTACGTTGGGTGCAATAGGTGGACTCCTCATTGCAGCAGGAACCGCTATTGGCACTATCATTGGCTTTTTGATTAAAGCCAAAGTGCAATTGAATGCTGAGAAGCGCATTGATCGCCAATACGAAGACCAGCAATTCAATAGGGGCTACGAGTACGTCATCGCCACTCTGACCACACAGAACGAGAAGCTGGAGAAAGAGAGGAAGGAACAAATCGGCCATCTTTCCGAGGCATTGGAAGAAGTTCGGAATCGAGAACGAGAATGCATCAAGGTTCAAGAAGGTCTGAGGGTCCAAAACCTGGAACAGCAGAAAGACATCAACCGGCTGTCGGATGATATCGAGACGCTCAAACAGAAATTCGGCCCAGATGTCTCTTGGCCAACCAAACGAGAAGCGGACTAACAGGTGAAGGACTCCAAGCAGGCTAGCGGCGACGCAAGACAGGCTAAAATGGACTGAATAGCCGTTTCCGTCCTCTCTGGGGAGAGTCACGATGGGTTGGTTGAAGCTCGGTGCTGTTGGACCTAACTTTTTTACTCCCAAAGATGCGACCGCCTCCGAACAAGAGCCCAAGTGTTATGCCCACACCCTCAACAATTTTAGCTATGGAGTTCCGGGGCACGAAGCTCGTCTCGCTGCCCATGCCGAACGGGTAGCCCAAGAGCTGCCTCTGGCAGAAGCGGAAGAGAAGCGAGCGATGTACGAAGAAGCGATGGCCCGTTACAAGAAAATGCGTGTGTTGGGGTTTGAACCCCGAAAACCACGCTTCAAGGGATATAGCTACTAGGATGTCTGAGACGACTGTTACCGTAAGTCGAGACAGCAAGCCAACGCTGGTTGCGTTGCTGCGCAGGCTCCCGGCAATCCTCAGCGGCTCGGTCCCAGACGTCTATAGTATCGCCCAGGGCTTCAAGCTCCGTCTCGGTTACACCTTCATCAGCCTAGTAGCACCCAACTTCGAAGAGCTGGGCAGAGGCCAAGCTGGTGCTGATGGCGATAAATGGGCTCCCCTTTCCAGAGCCTATCTAGCCTATGGACGCCGCTTCGGTCCCGGAGAGATGCAGACTCTCAAGAAGGCAGCCGGCTTAGGCCGTGGGCATAAGCATGGGGTCGGTCCCCACAACGGCCTGCTCACCCGAGACCAGATTCTCCTGTGGAAGCAGATCTTCGGCACTCGCCTAGGCTGGCTAGTAAAGCGAATGCCAATTGAGCAGGCCAAGCAACGTGCTGCTCAGCTCGCCTGGGCTGCTGTCAAGAAAGCTGGCGGCAAGACCAAGCTTGACGTATATGGCAACCGCAAGGTGCAGATCCTAGTCGATACCGGCCGTCTTCGTCAAAGTCTCCAACCCGGTCAGCTGTCCGAGGCTGCCTCTGGCCCAGGAGCAGAATACAACAAGCCAAACGGGGCGGGTGGAACGAATCAGGAGCTGGAGACTTCTCTCGCTGGCTGCATTGTTGTCGGAACCAACGACGAGAAGGCCAAATATCACCACCACGGCAAGGGCAAGCGTCGCCGTCGTCTCTGGCCTTCCCAATTCCCAACGGATTGGTGGAACCAAATCCTCGGGGCAGGAATCGCCGGCTTAGTCCGAATCGCCGAGCTGTATAACGGGGGAGGGAAGCCACTGTGACAGCAGACAAGGGTACATTCCTCAACCCCAACCACAACCGCGACGTTGTTCAAGACCTTAAGCAGTGGGGAGCTTCCGGGCCTCACAATTACACTCTGGATGCTTCTCCCAGAGAAGTGTGGGAACGGGTTAAGGAATTCTGTAGAGACAACCGGGAAGGCAGCTTCCTCCTTTGCCAAGCAACTCGAGCAGGAGTGTGGCAGTGGTTCTGCAAGCTCAGCCTCACTCTGATCCACAAGGATGGCCGTGTTGAGGGAATCAACCCAATTGCCTACAGCGGCGACCCCGACTCAGCTGTTGAAGATGCGTTCAAAGAACTAGACAAGCAATTATCCAAGGTGTAGCCGTGTCAAGACCCCAAGACATCAAGCCTGTGTCCCAGCACTCCGAATCCTCCGACGGCCTGAACTTTCAGAAAGGGTACGATGCTCGAGGTCGTGAGGTGCACAAAGCATCTAGCAGTAAGGGACTCAACTACAGCATTGAGAAAATGAAGACCCCAGGGGACGTCATCTATAAGACCGGCAAGCCTTCCACACATGTCATGAAGTACTCGGGGAAAGGGATCAGAGTGGGTGCTGCTCTCCATTCCTCATTGGAAGACGCAATGGCTGACGCCCAGGAACATCACATAGGCTACAAGTCTTCTCAGCATGAAGAAGAGACTGAAGACCTCCGGGACACCCGCCAGCTCAATGCTGCCCACGTAACATCGGAGAGGGCGAGAGAGCTGGTCGCGGAAAACCAGTATCTTCCTGTCAGCAGCCAGCATGCGGAGAAGGCGAATACTTCTACACACTTTGTTGGCACGTTTCATCACAGCAAGGGAAACAAGCACACATTTCACGACCTGTTAGACAGACACGCTGAAGACTATAAGGAAGGAAAAAACGTCACGCATTTCGGCATACCGAAGGAAGGTATTAGAGCCTTTCACAAGGATGCCAAGGCGTCTGGGTTCACCCATGGTGATCACTATTCGGTACACGATCATTATTAACCTATGTCCATGGCCCTCGCACTCGAGTTCACTCAAACCTGGCTGAGAGATCGGTTCAGCTGGAAGTGGAACGAGTGCGCTGTTAGTCACGACGCCTTGCCCAGCTACGATGCTGGCAACTTTTTCATAGCAATTGACGACATGGGAGTAGAAACCGGTTCGGAAGTCACCGACTCACTCAGGGAGATCCTCAACATCCAAATTGGCATTTGGCGCCGGCCAGAGTTCCTCGCAAAAGACCGTCGCGGCTTGCTGAAGATGCCACAAGATTTGTATTTGTTAGGTTCGTGGACTTTACACGACCTAGAGCGAGCGGTTATAGTTCACAAGTCGGGAGACCCAACCAAGCCCAACGGGTTGCACAACAACTGGTCTTTCCGCACTGCCTTGAACACCTACTGTAACCTACCGAACGAGAACGACGGGGCGGAGTTTATCACCCCTTGGAACTATCGCGGTAGAGGTCGAATGGAAAGCGTAACGCTTGACAACCGGGGTGGAGAGGACCAGGCCTTCCTTGGCTATCGTCTTCGCTTCCGCGGCTGTATGCGTGAACAGAAGCTCCGAGAAACAGAAGACGCAATCGGGTAACACTATGGGCCTAAAGAAAGTCTCCAAAAGCGGCTTAAACAAGCTGCTATACAATCTAAACGTCTCGCTGGCTACTCCCAATAACCGCTGGGAAGTGCATCGCACACCTCACAAGCCAGGCACCATTCCCGGATACAAACATGGCCAGTGGTACGGAACCCACACCGGTGGCAGCGAAGAACAGGCAAGGAAGTCATTTGATGAGGGTAAGCACCACCTCTGGCATTCTGTCCTTAGACACAACGACAAGGTTATGGACGAGCATAACAAGTCAAAAGCCAAACTTCCAGAACCACACCTTAGAGATGACCAATTCGCTGAACACCAATTCTCCGAAGCCGAGTCCCGCCTCTCCGACGCAGGCTCCGTTGCTCCCCCGGTGTTGATGCAGCCGGAGACAGTGACACAGCATGAGGAAGCTAATCGGGCTAATCCAGACGATCCAAGAATACAACGGTCCAAGTTCTTGAAAGAGCACCACAGCAAAGACTTCGCCCATGGGATGTACGAAGGTGGTAATGGTCTTGACACAGAGAAGTTCCACACGCTGGTTGGCAAGCACGGAGGCGATTCTGACAGTCGTGGCGGGTTTGCTGTGCCCCATAAGAACCTAGCCGCCTTTCACAAGCTGGCTCAAGAACACGGATACAGCCACGGCACTCATTACCACACCTACTAACATGATCCGAAAACTCTTGATCGTCCGTAAAGCCCAGATGAAGGCCGACCTGATCGATAAGTCAGGCCTTAAGCCTTTCATCAAGGAAGCCGAGCTTCCTGTCAGCCCTGCTGCTTGGCACGAGGAGGATGGCTTGAGTCACCTCGGCTACGTCCTCGAGATGAAGCTCAAGGAATACGAGGCTTGTAAGAAGTGGTGTGGTGCCTTCCCACAGGCTGGGTTCGTAACCCTCCTCGACTTGACCGAAGACGTGGAGACATCTCTCTCTTCGGTGGGGTTGCGCATCCACCCGAGTGCTGAATAACTGACCCGACACAATCTCCCTTGAGGAGTTAGATTCATGGCCGTAATTACCGGTGACTTCCCAACAGGTCCGTATCAGGCTACCTATGCTGTCGCCGGTCTCAACAGCGGTGCTGCGACGACCCTTGGACTGATGGAAGGCCCGATCCGGCACCAGCAGAATGTCATTGCTCTCCCAATCTATGCAACGCTGTGGGGAAGGCACATCATCGACTACGTGTTTCAAGGTGGTGGTGTGTTCGTCATCGCCACGGTCAAGGAGTGGGATGCCGGCGCTAAGGCATTCATGTGGCAGTACAACGCCGCAATGGGCATCTACCCGATTGTTGGTGAGCTGCTGAACCCCTACTTCGGGCAGATCGTGCTCACTGCCCTAGCTGGAACACCTGCCGCTACCAAGGGTCCAGCAACCCGAACTTACCCTCTCTCCGGCTTGCTTCCCGGACACAACCTGGACATTACTTTCGGCCCAACCGAACGGAACGTCCCTGTGTTGATGTGCTGCTTACCCGAGCAGAACAGCAGCACCGTGGGAAGTGCAAAATACTACACTGACACTTAATGTTCAACACCTTCATCCTCCTGTGTCTGTCAGTACTCCCCTACGACAAGGACACAGCCGCCAAGATCGATGCCTACAACGCTGGCTACGAAGCTCGCTGGGTTCGCGGCTTGCCTAAGACGGCTAACCCCTACCCTGATGTTCTAGCCGTAGAGCGAGACATGTGGGAATGTGGGTGGAGCTGGAACGGGTGGATGCCACGTGATGTACCGTAGTGTGAGTCAATGGAAGAGGCGAAGGTCACATTTAGGCTGGAAGATAGTAGCAGCACTACACCTGCTACAAGCCCCACCACAGCGCAAGGCGGCCCTTCTGCTGAAGACGTTGGCAAGGTAATCGCAGCCGACTTCCAAAAGCTTCTCAGCCAACTCGGTGGAGCCTCTTCCCTAGCTGGTAAGGGCAGCCAGCCCGCTACTGTAACGGCCCCCAGCCCACCTAGCCCCTCCTCTGCAACGGCTCCACAGCCTTCTCCAGCCGGAGCCCAGGGGCTGCTGGGTACAGTCCAGGGTATCTACACAGCCGACCCCAACGTCACTGCTGCCGAGCTACAGAAGGCTCTAGGAACTACCCTCGCCGAAGCAACCAAGCTCCTCTCCGCTGCTCGTAACGTGACGTCCGTTCCAGCTTCGGCCCCAGTTGCCAGCCCGGCTACATCTCCAACTGCTCCCACACGCACTGAAGACCTGCTAAACACGCCCGAGCTACGGCGGGTTCAAGAAGACAGCTGGATCCAGTCCGAGCAACTTCGCCTCGGCAGAGAGCAGGAACGGGAGAGGGCTAACCGTGCAGCGAATGCCCAAACCCCTCCGCCACTGTCGTCCGATCAGCAGCTTACGGAAAGCGAACGTCGTACTCCTCCGGTACAAGCCCAGTTCCGCAATCAAGAAGAAGCAGAGAAAGCTAACACAGTTCACCCTGGTGTACAGCGTGCGGCTAACCTGATCGCAGGAATTGCTGCACAGGGTGGCCTTGTTCCGAGTGCAGTCGGCAACCTAGGTGCTAGTGCTGTTGCCAACATCCCCTCAGTAACTGCCCTCGCCAGTGGGTTAGGTGCTGCTGCCCCCTACCTCGCTGTGGGTGTAGCTGCTGCTGGTGTGCCAATCGCTGCCGGAACCGCGGTCATTAACGAAGCCGAACGAGCCAGAGCCTTAATCGGCAACCTGAGCGCTGATGTAAGCCAAGCTGAAGCCAATGCCCGTGTCCGTGATATCATGTCTCGTATCAGAACGGCTCAACGACTGGGAGATGAGACGGGGGATTACATCGAGAACCGCAGCCGCATAAGCTCCTCCACCCAGGAGATCCGAGACAAGATTTCTGAACCGATACTTCAGACTCTCAACAGCCGACTCGAAGACCTCTCCAACATCTTAGGGATTGTGAACAAAGTATTCGGCGGGCAGAAAGAGGGTCAGTACACTCTGGCTAATGCAATCACTGACGGAATCGCCAACTTCTTCCTCGGTCCTGCTATGCCTCAGGAAATCAAGGCTTGGTTCCGGAAACAGCAAGAGGGAGAGAACGCCAGCATCTTCCATTGGTTCCGGGCACAGAAGCACCTAGAGCCCGGACCCGATAGTCCCTTTGCCGGGCAGGTTACGGACGAGATTCCAGTTCCGGGTGGCCTGATCGGTCACATGCCAGGACTTCCAGAATACATTCCTATTCACTAGCTCCAATGGCAGCCCTCGTCTTAAACAACCTCTCCGGCTTAACCGTCACCTACAACACGGTGCAATGGGGTGGCGGAGACGCAACCTATAAGAGCACTCCCCCAACCTACCGCCTCGCCGGTGAGTTCGTTTACGACGACAGCAACCGCGCTGTAAAATACACTCGATACATTCTCGAGATGCATTCGATCTTTACGGTAGCGTCTCCTACATCTGCTGCTGCTGAAGTATCGATGGGTGCCACGATGGAAGCCTTGCGGCGGCTTCTCAAGGTTCCCGGCAAGACCCTCACCATCGCTGGCCTAGGTACTGGATTTGACCGGATCAACGGTGGCTTTACGGCGATCCAAAACGATGTTCTGTATGGTCCTCGCCCCCTGCGATGGAACATCACTCCTTGGGGAAGGCTTGCCTTCGAGATCGACTGGGCTGTTGAGTTCCACGTCTCCGAGTGCCTAGCCACCCAAGGAACTAGGAATCCGCTGGCCTTTGTCGCCTTCAACTTTGAGACAACCTGGTCCAACGACTTCGAGGGACTTTGCTCCCGGACTATCAGCGGCTATGCCGAAATCGCTGTCAAGCGAGACGCTACTGGCAAGACACCAACTCATATTGTAGATGAGGTTCGAGACAACATCTCAATCCTCGTCCCCGAAGGCTTCCGGCGTACTAGCAACGTTTGGCGGGAAGACTACACTCGCAGTCGCTTGACCTTCTCCGTCACCGACGAAGCCCAGCCCGGTGACTTCCTTCCCTTGGGGTGCATTGCTGCTGGTGGTGATGCCTCTTTCGAAAGCGTAGGTCCAGGATTCAACGAAGCCGTTTATACGCTCAACATGCACGTTCGGACTGCTTTGGATGCTCCCCGGAATTTGGCCGGAATCCTCTTTCTCACAGCTGCCTTGACCAAGGATGCCCAGCTCCGAGCTCAAAATCCTAACGGAACGGCGATCCCCGCTCGTCTTAGTCTCCGCAGCGGCAAGTTCGACCAGGCCCGAGACAGCAGCTTCAGCATGTCATGGACGATGACAAAGTGTATCAACGAGATGCTGAAGGCTACGGACCTTTGGGAGCCAGTGCCAATCGACGGCAACTTCACTACCAAACGTGGCAACTACGATCTGTGGCGGACTAGTGTACAGCACCTTTGGGGCAATCGGGGTATCGCCTCGCCTCGTGTAATCCCACTTCGCAGCCAACTCGCCGAGGCCAAAATCATTGACCTTTGCGAGAACCAACAGTTTATCGTGATCGGGGCTACAGGCAGCCAGCTTCCCACCACTCAGGGCAGACCTCAATCCTCCTTCGCCTGCCCCAACATCCCCGCGGACGGAGGTTGGATCGAATACGACCTCCGAATCCGTATCCTCCGTAAAGACGAGCAGTGGTGGCACAAGTTGGCTGTGGCTTTTATGCCTTCTCCTGGCAGCTTAGGCTTAGGCAGCCAAGAGGACGGAACCGGCAGCACTGTCGGATTAGGCGGCCCCTCTTACTCACAATCCCAAGACCAAGAGCACGTCGTCGAACACAACGGTCTCCCCACTGTTCATGTCTTGCTACAGTTCAAGGGGTTGCGCATCAAACACAAGCCCCCAATGCCAGAGCTCAAAAGCATTAGCGGGAACCTGGCAACCCTAGTCGAACAGAACGTCGAGGTCCCTCGGGTTGCCTTTGACCTCTTGACGTGTCCGGCTTGGTTCACAAGAGGGTATAGAATATACAGAATCAATGGTTACGTGTCTTCTGCCAAGCCAACTCCCAGCGAGACCAGTTGTGGAGCCAGTGTGGTAAAGGGCAAGGGCAATTCAATAGAAGCTTGACGAAAGGGCAACAGTGAGCGATAACGGAACATTCAAACTCAGTAAGCCAGCAACACTGCTGCTAGAAGGGGAGAACGGGGTTGCGGCTGTGGTCGATGTGTTCGCTGCTCGCCGCTTCCTCGGGGAGTGCGAGACGGAAGCTAATCAAGAAGCCCGCTGGCGTAAGATCAGGCAGTACCTAGCCAAGCTCTTCAGCACTCCTGAGAATCAAGTCACAGAAGACCAGGTCTTCGAGAGCCAGGCCTTTGAGTTTCACGAAGTGATCGTGGCTCTCGGCAATAAATCCCTGGAGAAAATCCGGGAACAGCGAAGCTCGATTGCCTCCTTGCCGCAGCCTACCCTGGAATCCCAGCCGATTACCTAGGGTGGGCAATCGAGCTCAAGCAATGCTGGGCTGCCAATATACCGTACACTCTCGCGGAGCTACAATACCAGCACGCTTTAGTAGATCCCTCTACCAAGGATGGCCTGTACACTGCGGTCCTAGTCCGCACGGGTAGCGTAGAGCAGGCCGAGAAGGCTAAGTCACAACGGTGGTTCAACGAGAAGGCTGCAATGGTGAAATAATGTCCATGATGCCGAAGATCCTTGAAGAAGGTGACAAACCGCTTGAAGGTGTTGGTATCCTATTCTACCCGGCGGGTATGATCTTCCAAGGACACGGAGGTGAGGAGATCATCCCTGTCTTGGCACAAAAAGTAGCTCAGAACATAGCTGAGCAAATCAAACAAGGAACCGTTATCTGTCTCCCCAACATGCGAGACTCATACGGCAACCCTTACTGGGACTTCCGCATTGAAGCTGGAGACCCAAAGCAAGTCACAGTAAAACCGATCGAAGAGCTGAATGATGGCAACAAATAACGGAACAGCCAACGGCCGACCAGCTACTCGCCGACGCAAGGGCAAGGAGCAAATCAAGTCCGAGCTGATCGGAACCGATCCCACACGGGACTATCACAGCACCCGGTTCACATACTATGGGGAGCTGTTCGTTACCCAGCTTCCACAGTGGCGGCTCTGGACCGGCCGGATGATGCTGACTTCTGACCCGATCGTCAACTTCAGCCTCAACGTCCGCAACGCCGCTCTGATGCCGGCGGAGGTGATCGTCACGGCCAAGAACCCAATCGTCAAGAAGTGGGTCGAGGAGCAGTGGAAGTTCCTGTGGGATTACCACCGGACCAAGCTCACCAATGCCAAGCGGTGGGGATTCAACCCTCTCCAAGTCTTGTATAAGCAAGACCGAACTGGCCTCCTCGTCATCAACGGCTGCAAGGAGTTCGCCCCGGAAGACGCTCGTGCCCTCGAGGCAGGTGGTCGGCAAGTTGGGGAGCGAATCAAAGGCCAGCAGATGTACTTCCCACAGGCGTTGTGGCTGACCTTCAACGCTGAGTTCGGCAGCCCCTATGGCACAGGCTGTCTCCGCCGCTCCTATCCGGCTTGGTACGAGAAGTGGATGGACCATGGCGCCAAGCGACTTCTCCAACTCCGGATGACCAAAGATGCCTACATCGGCGACATCTTCTGGTATCCGCCCAACATGCTGGTCACCCTTCCCGACGGAACCCAGCTTCCATGGCGAGACATGCTGCGGGAGATCGGGGAGAACCGGCTAAGCGGCGGTGCCCTCACCCTGCCTCGCCTCCTCGATTCCAACGGCAAGCCTCTTACCGATTACACCCCTCCCCAGGATGTATCGGGCGGTTCCCAAATCTTTGATTGGGTTCAGCACTGCGACGAGAATATCATGTACGGGGCAGACGTCCCGATCGAGGTCGCCAAAGCCTCGGATACAGGTAGCGGATACAGTGGCCGCAGCATCCCCTTCCTCGTCGTTCTCTCCGTTTGCACCCAAGAGCTGGCGGAGATTGTCCAATGTGTCTGTGAGCAAGTCCTGCGTCCCTGTGCCTGGCTCAATTGGGGTGGAGACGTTGAGTTTGAGATCCAACCCCGTTCCCTCGTCGAGTCCTTCTCGCAGGACACCAGCGGCAGCGCAATGGCCGGCTCTGCAATTGGCTCCCCCGCTCAAGGACAAGTTCAAGGTCAGCAGCCGTTGCAGGTTCAGGGACAGCAACAGCAGTTTGCAGAGGATGTACCCAGCGTTAGTAAGATCCTGGGCAAGCACGGATTCACCAAAGTTGACAAACACCGCTACAAGAAAGGAGATCACGAAATAGGGACTTCAACTCGTGGTGATTGGAACCACTATCACAAGGGAGAGTACGTCAGCAGCGGAAGTTCAAAGCATGAGATAGAAGCCTATTTGCACAGCAATGGGCTTCACAGCTCACAACACTCCGAGCAGTTTGGTGAGTCCTATAACGGAATGTTCACTGCTGAGCCAGGCACTCTCGCCCACGAAGGTCTGAAACACTTTCACAAAGCAGTCCGTCAGTACAAGGGCAAGGTGCTTGGAGGAAACAAGTTCACAATCCCAGCCAAGCACCTTGCCGCCTTTCACAACACAGCAGACTACACTGGCTTTGTCAACAATACACACTACAAGATCCTCGGGAAGACCAAGGAGAAGCCTGCGGCATCCCAGCACAGTGAGGAGCCGGCACCCGAGCCAGAGAAGCACCAGTTCTCATGTTGCCTCTTCAACCTCCCCTCCGAACTAGGTTGGAATGTGTGGCAGTTAAGCCATCGAATCGACGCCGAGCACCTTGTAGAGCGAGAGAACCAGCCACACGTCACCGTCCTCTTCGGTCTGCACACTGACTCGGCTGACAGCCTCGAGCCACAAGTCACAGCTCTAGCCCCAATCGCCATCCAGCTTGGACCGTGCACCTGCTTCCACGGCGAAGAAGGCAAGCCAGACGTTCTTAAGATCGACGTCATCAGCAAGGGGCTTCACGCTCTGCACGAAGAGCTTTGTAAGCAGCCACATACCAAGACTCACCCTGAGTACCATCCCCACATCACTGTTGCCTACGTCAAGCCCGGCTGGGGGGCTTACTATGCCCAGCGGCTCAACGACCTTGAGGGCAAGGTTGCTGTCTTCGACCGGATGATCTTCAGCAACAAGCTGCGAGAACATTATCCCATCAGGCTGACGGGACAAGCTCAGTTTGATGAAAAAGATCCACCGCACCGGATCGGGCACAAGGTCCGTGTAAAGCCAACCGCAGCACGCCTGCACGGCTCTGAAGGAATCATCAGCCATATCTATCCAAGGCCAACAACTGGCGGTTCCAAGGTTGCGACTGTCAAGATGGTAATCGGCGGGAAGAATCGGCATCCCAACTTCGACCTTGACCATCTCGAGATCCTTGGTTCCCAGCATGCAGAGGAGGTGGCGTCTTACGCCCCCTTTTGCCAACCTCTTCAACTAGATGAAGTCAAGAACCACCAGCATGCTCCTCCCGGTGGTGTTACCATCGGTGGGGTCTTCTACAAAGGTGGGGAATACATCCCCGCCTCTGTCATGAAGAACCTGACAGAGAAAGAGTTTGACGAACTGGTTGAGAAAACCAAAGAAGGCAAGGATCAACCCCACCCCTACTTGCCTCTCACTCACGTCGAGACTCTAGGGGGTTCTTCCAATGCCACGCTAGTTACAACAGGCAAGGGGTCTAAGGCTGTTAAGAAGTCCGGAGCTAACCTCGGGCAAATTCTCAACGAAGCGGTGACCAACAAGCTGTACAGCGTCATGGGTGTGTTGGCACCCGCTTCTGCAATCCACAAAGAAGGTGACCAGACCTTCCTCCTCAGCCCGCACGTCGAAGGCAAGCAGCTAGGTTCCCTAAGCGGGGATGAGAAGAAGTCTGTCATCGCCAAGCTCGGCAAGAACTTTGTAGCCGATGCCTTGCTCGCCAACTGGGACGTCATTGGCCAAAACCAAGACAACATTCTCGTTGATAAGAACGGAACACCTTGGCGAATCGACAACGGTGGAGCTACAGCGTACCGGGCCAAAGGCATGCCAAAGGGCAGCCTGTGGAACGAGAACCTGACCGAACTGCAAAGCATGCGGAATCAGGGACAAGCTGGTGTCATCTTCAAGGACATAACCGACGCTGACGTGGCTGAACAGGCCAAAGAGATCCTCAAACACAAGACCAAGCTCAAGGCAGTTAGCGACGACCCGGTGTTCCATGCCCGCCTGGACAAGCTTGAGAAAATGTACGGCCCCAACGGGTCAGAGCTCGCACCTAAAACGGCACCAGTCCCCAGCCTCGAGCCCGTCTCTTCAACCGGAATCAAGTCCTTCCTCGGGAAAACAGTTCAAGACCGGATTAACAAGCTGGCGGGAATGCTGAGTGGCAAGCTCAACCCGATGCAGATCAAGAAGATTGCCTACCTCAACCACGGTGAAGACAACACCAAGATACTGGTCCCCAAGAACAGCGTTGACTTGAACGTTATCAAGGCAGCCTTCCCAGACAAGGCAATCTCCGAGATCAACACCAACGTCCACTTCTTGAAAAAGTTCAAGGCTCTAGGGATCGCCTCCGTCAAAGAGCTGTGGAACTTCCCGATCAGCGACATCGAAAAGGCTCTAGCAGGTCAGCAAGCTGCCAAGAAAATGATCAGCAAGGAGCTGAACGAGAAGATTCAGAACCTGCCAACGGATAACACTCCTCACGTCTCCAAGTTCAAGCCCAGCCCTGGATACAGTGCCCCCCACTTCCACCGTGTGGCGATCAAAAGTAACTCAACGATGGAGTCTCTGATCAATACCGGGCATCAGCACGACCCCGAGAAGCATGCGAACTTCGTTGCCTCCAACAACTACATTAGCAGCCCCTTCCATAAGTGGAAAGGCTCAGCCAAAGACATTCGTATGGCCGAGCTAGGGGTAGTAAAGAGGGGTGCAGCTAAGGGTGATCCAACAGCTATGAATAATCTGCACAAGGAACTGGCCAAAGCCCCATCCTACGAAGGCATAGTATATCGCGGTGTCTCTCACATAACTCCCGGAACAGAAGAGTGGGCTGCCCTAGAGACTCTTGGCTCTACTGTCCAGTTCAAGTGCAGCAGCTGTACCTCTCGTTCCAACAAGAAAGCGGCTGAAGGCTTCGCTCACGGTGACACCCCCGTCCTCTATCGAATGGCTATCAAGACCGGTGTTGCCATTGAAGGAATCGACGGCCACAGCGATGAGAGAGAAGTCATTGCTCGTAAGGGCGTCAAGTACAAGGTAGTCGGCGTAGCCAAACAAGTGCAGATCGGTCACAAGCAGGTCCACATGGTTGTTGACCTCGAGGAAATCACAAGCGAGCCAACCGGAGAGATCAAAGCCCATGCTTTCACTGAGTGACCGTAGCAGACGGTTCATCGAAGAAGATCCCGAAGCCACTGTCTTCATGCACGCCGATGAAGATCAGGACGAGGACACCTTGCAGTTCGGAGAGGCTGTCTCCTTCGAAGAGCACGACGATGTCAAGCGGCTAAGGGAGTTCATCCTCAAGGGAACCAGCTCTAAGCTCAAAGCAACCCTTGAGAAGCTGCGTGCTCTTAAGACCAGCGCCGAAACTGTCACCCATGGCACCCTAGCCGGGTTGATGGAGAAGGAGATCCTAGCTCTCCGCCCCCTTATCCAAGCGGACCTAACTCGGGCTACTTACACGAGCTTTCTCCAAGGCATCGCCGACACGGTTGCTGAGACCCCCGAGCCAGACTCTGCGGCCCTAGTTGATACCTCCATCCCGCCGGTTGAGGAACTTCTCCCCGCCCTATCGGGACCGGAGATTGTGGAAGCCGAAACTGTCCACCTACCCGTACTCGACAATGTCGTCAAGACTCTCCGGTCGAAGCCAGCTGCTGTTGGTATCAACTACAAAGACACAGCGGAGAAAGTACATACCGGCTCCTTTGCCATTACCCATAAAGAGGTCACTGAGAAGGGAGCCCAAGTCGTCCGGGACTTACTTGCCGAAGCTCTACAGAAAGGAACCAACAAAGACGAGTTCATCGATACGGTGATTACCAAGCTCGAGGAACACACCTTCAGCGAACCTCACCTCGAGAACGTCTTCCGGACTAACACTGCTGCTGCCCTAAGCGATGGGCAAGCTGCTGCAATGGCCAATCCGCTAGTCAGTGACCACTTCCCCTATGTCGCTTACCACGCAACGGCAGACGCTCGGGTACGCAAGGAGCATATGGCCTTGGAGAAGCTGGGCCTTAACAGCACGAACATCTATCGAGCTGACGACCCAACCTTCAAGAAGCTCCGCCCACCGTGGGATTACCAGTGTCGCTGTAGCTGGCACGGGGTTACGGTTGAACAGGCTGCGCGGAAGGGTGTCCAGGAAGCAATACAATGGTTGGAACGGGCTAAGACGATGGCGAAGGAGAAGGGTGGCAGCTTCTACCAGTTCCTGTCGGCTACTGCACCCCTAACTTCCGAACACGTCCAGCCCCCAACGTTCGAACCCAGTCCTGAATTCAAGCGGAATCCCGGCGAATGAGACCCCTAGCTTGGCGAAAGATTGGTGTCTGTACCTACGGCATCCAGTATGCTAAATTCATAGGCACGTCTCAGACAGAAGAGATTCGGGTGCTGGTCAACAAAGAACCAGTTACTGACGAAGGAGTTCTTCTGCACGTCTCTTGCTCCGTAGGGATATGGGGGCAGGTAGGGGCTATTCGTAGATGTACCGATGAAGAGCTGGAACAGGCTCGAAAGGAATTCATCCCACCCCACATTGATTACGAAGAGCTTCCTAACCAAGGCCAAAACCCATTCGTCCGGCACCTTTGGGAAATGCAGACCCACAAATGATTCCCAACCGCAAGCAACGTCGTGCCCAAGAGTCCATCCTCCGCAAGCTGAAAGGAAAGAAAGTGTCCGAATTCCAAACTCCAGGCTCTGAACCCGTCTCCTCGCATGCAGCTCCGCCAGCCTTAATGGTCAAGGCCTGGATTAAACCCCAGTCCAACCAGGTCATGGTCGAGATGACCGAGATTGTGACACAAAACCCAATTGTCGGCATTGACATCCTCGAGGCAGCTGTTCTGATTGTCAAAGAACATGCCCGCAACCTCGCAGCAGCCAATCTCAAAAAGCCGCCGATTATCGCCGCTGATGCTGGTGCAATCAACCGAATTGAACGCCTCAACGGCGGAAGGTAGTCTTAGGTGCAGATCGCCACGAGTATCACCATCAGCGGTCAGCCTGTCTGTCTGGCTGTTCCTAGTCGCTCCAGAGCCTGGCAGAAGGCCAACAGTATCTTCTGCCCTCTAGGTCCAGCCCCTACTCGCGGCTGGTTTTTGCTGACGAAGAAATCCGTAGATGTCTTGGCAGGCTCCAGCAGCCAGGCCCACTCAATCGTTTGGACTCAGACAAGCCAACCCACTAACGCAGCACAGGTCACCCTCACCTTCGAAGGGATGTACTTAGTACACGCCGAGAGGCTTCTCCTCGGAAGTGAAGACGACCCCAGTGCCCTGTACCTCTGTGACTTTGCAGATGGCCGATTTCTTGCTGCCAGACGTGGAGTTGACTCTGGCTCCTCAATCACTAACTTCAGGAGCTATGCCAACACTTCAGACTACCTAACTGGGACCTCTGGGGGAACTTGGGATAGTCTTTTGGAAGAATTGTGGGATGCCTGTGGAACACTTGGGACATATCCAGGTCTTCCTAACGGCCTACCCATCGACGGTGTGCCGCAGAACGTCTATCTTGTAGGACTAAGTGCCTATCGAGCCCTCTGTGCTGTTTTGAACCAGCTCGACTGTGCTATTGACCACGACCCTCTTAGCAACACCTACACAATTGTCCAATTGGGTGGTCCCCAGACAATTCCCGAAAACGACGACACACTTCAGTACAACGGACAGCCGGCTAATCTTACAGGACACACAGCTGCGGCTAACCTCCGTATCTATTTTCACTATCACCGCAAGAGCTATGGCCAAGAGCGTGATACAGAGTTAGCTAACAACTGGGCTTACGACGGAGCAGGGGACGTCAAAGAAATAGCGACAGGGATCTCAGGGTCTAGCGGTATGAAGCCGCTGTGGGACGACCTGCCTTGGATCCTAGACGAGAACAACACTGTCAGCAACAACACCGCTCTAAACACCCGGCGAGACAACCGCAAGAGTCGCTACGTTAGCCGCAATACGGTAGCTCCCCAACACCGAATCCATGCCGGCCTACATGACAACATCGTCACCGGTGGCAAGGTCCGGGCTGTACTGTGGCGTAACTATGGAGACGGTGCCATCAACCAAACCGGCGGCACAGTTACGGAATTCGTGGCTGGGGTTGACTTGATATTCGAAGCTCGCCCGGTAGGCCAAAACGGAGCCACAATATCTTGGTTCGATAGTGGGATGACCTCACCCGAGTATGAGACCTTTGCCCCACCGGACCTAGCCCGGCATTCCTATCCGACATATCCTCGGTTGCCTAACATGGTGCAAGTGCACCACACGAGCGGAAGCCCCTCTCCAGGAGACCCTGTCTCCCCTAGTGCAGATGGCTTCCATCCAGGCCGTATTCGTCGCTGGGTTGCCAATGCAATGGTGACCCTTGGAGACTGTTGGATTCGCTTCGTGGACCACCACGATTCCTTAGACGGTGCAGTAGGGGCAGTCCAAGACGAGTTCTACTATGGCCGCTGTAGTGGGGTCACCACCAGTGGTGGAAGTCTTCTTCCTGTATATCTTGTGAAGAAAGGCGAAACTGGCACTGGTGTAGTTGCTGTTGAGTTTACTCTCACCAGTGGATTCACGTCTCTAGCTGCTACGGCTACTGTAACACAAAGCCTCGACCCAGATACGGCGGACGGAGCAAGCATCACAGTACACGACGTCCAAAGCCGCTGGGCAGACGCAATCAGTGGCGCCAAGGGAACAGCCATCCGCAACGCAGACTTCACCGACTCTCCTGAAACCCAGCCTTACTGGCACATTGTCAGCTGCCAACGGGCAATCAACAAGGCCAAAGCAACTCTCACGGCAACAATGTGTGGTGTTAATCCAACCGTTGACACCTGGACACCTCTGCCCAACGGAGAACACGTAGTCGATCCAGGTGCTGGCACCCTTCTCAATGCGATAGCCAGCGGTGGAGCCGGACACTACGGGGTCAACGGAGATATAGTTTGGTTCAATCGAATCAACAACGCCCCAACATTCCAGTGGCGGGTTGACGATGTAAATAAGCATCCAACTACGGTGATGACCAACTGGCGTGTTGATGGCTCAAACATCAAGGCTACCACAGTCAGTGCGGCTCTCGAGTACTGCACTGCCCCTAACGAAGACGTATTGTTTGCCCTCACGTCAATAGACTACGTCAGCAACGTCGCCAATGCAACCGGTGTCATCACCCAGACCAAGCGTGCCGCCAAAGTACTCGGCGATGCTGTCGGTGCTGACACGACTGTGATCACTCTGACACAGAAGACCTTCGTCACGAGCGTCGCGGCGGACAGCGACAGCCTGAACAAGATCACGTTCACCGCCTACGTTTACAGCCCGAGCGGGGACACGACGACGGACATCATCGG